CACCCTGTAACTGAATGAGTCCTGCTGTAATAGCAGCTTGGGCAGACTGGCAAAGAACACGATTGGAAATCTGGATCTGGTTGTAGATCTTTTGCTTCAGTCCACGAATCGTGTGGAAGGTTCCTTGTCCGACTCCATAGGTAAAAATAACAAAGCACTGGTTTACATTTCCATAACGGCTGTAACGCTCATAGAGGAAATCCGAAGAGTCGCGGGAACCGATAAGCTGGGTGAATTTGCCGTCGAATTCGCGGTTGTATCCGTAAATCAATTGAGCGCGATGGTATGCCGACTCTCCAGCGTAAAGATCATTCTCTTTGATTTCGCGCTCAAAATCTTCCCAGTGGGCGGTGTAGTTCTTCCATTGATCCCGCTTGGTGGAAGCTTTCCAAATAGCTTGTTTAACAGCATTGAGATTCCATCCCAATTCTTTTGCGGCTTTGGGATTGCGGATATAACGGTAAAGTTCACTCACGCTCATGGAGCGTTGGACGATGGCGACCTCAATAGATTCATCTGATACCTTGGTATCGCGGGCCACCTTGAAGTCTTTAAGGCCGCAAGGCTCCCAGAAGATGGAGCGTTCGTCGGGCCACATAGCAACACCAACCCCGTCACCCACAAACTCACGGGAAAGAAGTTGCATGTTGTAGGCATGATCGCTCCATTCTTTAAGCATCCAGTCAAACTCTTCAGAGATGATTTCAGAGTCCTCATTGGAGTCGCCCTGATAGGAATCCATAACGACATTAGCAATACGAGGAACCCCGTTCTGTAGTTCGATATACGGAGCCAAAGCGGCTTCCATGATAGCATTAGCTTCTCCGAAGTTGGCATTAACCACATGGGTCAGTCCTTTGGATTTTAATTCTTCGGCATCGTAGGGGGCTTCTCCATTGACTAGGGCTTGTGCCCGCGCCCGAAGATATGCCGCATCCTCGTCTTGTTCGATATACTTGTCTGCAATAGAGACAAGGCTATCAGATGATTTGATGCGTTTTTTCGGGGGACTACCACTTTCTGGTAGATTTTCCAATTCTGCGTTACCGTTAGAAGCCATTGAATTAAAGAGTTTAGGTTATTATGTCTATTGTGTCCAGCCAGTTATGATCCCGTTGGATATGGTCACGGAGTTGGTGGTGTAGTTGGTTCCATCGTAGGAGACGAAGGTGCGGTTGGTGGTTATGCCACCGCCGAGACCGAGGTTGGTGCGGGTTTCGGCTGATCCAGAATCAAATTTTATCTGTCGATAAACTCTAATCCCATCGAAACTATCAAAACGAGCTACCAAATTTCCATTTTGAACCAGCCCTAAGCCCCCTTGAATTGCGCCCCCAGAAGCTAATCCAGTGTTAGTAGATTCCACGCCAATACCAACGTTGTTTGTTAAACCTGCTGCAAAAACAACCCCGTCTGTCGCCCCCAACCCAATCGCCGTGCGGAAATTTGTGACGTTGGTGTTGGTCAACCATGTCGCACCGAGTGCGAGGTTGGTGCGGGTTTGGGCGGCTACTGCGGAAATCTCCAAAGAATTTGTTCCATCATATACAGAGATGCGCGGAGAAAACGTCATTTCTTCTAAATTGATATAATTTTCTGACAGAAAGTAACCAATAGTGCGACCTTCGGAAATAGTGATGTAGTCAGGTTCTCCTACTCGCTGAAATTTGATGGTTTCGTTTGTAAACGCCAGCGTGTTCGTCCCGCTATAAACCACCTGCCCATTGGTCGTGTTGTACCCCAGACTCTTGATTGTCTGGCCATAGACCCCGACCCCCAGAATCCCGAATACAAGTGTAAGTGCTAGTTTATTTATCATGTTAATACCTCTGTTAGCGGGGTTCCGTCTGTGTCTACTCTGAGTCGGCGTCTTACCCCGTTGGAATCCCGCAAAATAATCCCCTTGGCCGCACTAGTGATCTCAATGTCATCACTTCCCACCTTAAAGGCAGCATCGTCTCCCTCCGCATAGGTTCCTGCGGTAGTTCCTGCCACTACGGGCTGGGGATAATATGCGGATAGGAATGCCATGGGGGTTTAGGGGTTCGGGGTATTGAGATCGGTGACGGCCTCAGACGAAGCCTCCGCAAAGCTCGCCTGCGGCACGCCGAAAGACTCCGCTGGTGCGGGCGTCGGGTTTGCGGCCCATGAAAGCATGACGCCTTCAAGCCACTGCTTCGCGGCGGTCATCTTTGGGCCGAGGGGTTTGCCTGCTTGCATGAGGGCCATGCGAAGCTCTTGCAGGGCGGCGATCTGGTAGGCGCTGAAATACTGCGAGACGATTTGCTCTGCGGTGAAGGTCGCCACAAACGGCACAGGCGGCGGCGGGATCACGTAGCTCTCATCCACAGGCAGCGCGGCTTCGATAGCGGCTTTCACCGTGGCCTCGTCCAGCGCATCCAGTTCGGGGCCGTCCGCTTCGTAGATCGTCAGCTTGGTCGGCCAGCCAATTTCGTTGACCGTGACCGCACCTTCCTCGCTGCGACTCAACTGGTAGGAAAAGCCGTGCCATGTCTTGCCGTCAATGGCTCGCGGCTGGTCGAGGAGGACGTTGTAGATGTCGAAGGTATTCATGTTAGACAACACGATAGAAAGCGGTGGCCCGCCATTGAACGGTTTCCGAGGCCGCGCCTGTGACTTCCAGTTGCAGGGCTTCGTTGGTATCGTCGGCGGTCAGCGCGAAAGTCCATGTTGGCGAGCCTGCGCTTTGATCAACGCCGAGGGTCTGCACGCTACCGATGAGCGAGGTGTTGTTGCTGCCATCGCGGCGGATGCCGAGGAAGCGGCGGGCGACGAGCCACTTGTCCTGCGTGTCCGAGCGGCGGGCGACCAAGAGGATGTCTACGGCCAAGGCGGTCGAGGCGGCGATGGTGAAACGGTTGGTCGCTGTCGCGTCTAAGTTGAGTATGGTGGCGGTCGCGTTTGTCGTTTGCCCGCCCCAATACACCGAGTTGAACGCTCGCGTGGAAAACATTGACCGCAAGTTCGCCGCTGTCTGCCGACCGATGGCGATTGCGTTGTTGGCGGTGGCGCTCGCCAAGTATCCGCCGAGTGCAACCGAGTCTTCTCCTGAAGCCGCACATTCTTGGCCGATGGCGGTGGCGTAAAAATTTGTCGCGCTGGGCCTGTAGCCAATGGCATTTGCGCCCTCTGCGCTTGCCATTGCGCTCTCGCCGATCGCAATGGTGTTAAGGGCAGAGGCAAGTCTGCCCGTGCCCAATCCTCTGGCGGGTTGTATGCTAATGGCGTTTGTTCCCAACGCCGTGGTGGTGGGCTGCAATCCGATGGCAAAAGCGCCACTACGAGTCATTGGGTTGGCATACACCAATTTGCCAGCGGCATCGTCCCAGACCACGGCAGGATTAAATCCGTTTATGGTGCCGCCGTCATCGGCAACCAGATCAGACCCCGACACGCTCAACACATCGGCGGTCGATGCGCCGACTGCGGTGATGCCGCCTGCCGCCGCCGCCCATTTCATCCCCGTGGCCTCTGCCGAGTCCACCGTCAGCACATGGCCGTTGGTGCCGCCCACCGCCAGCCGTGCCGCCGTATCCGCTGCCGAGGCCACGATGAGGTCGCCTTTGGCGTCGAGCAGAGTAGCAGGGATGCCCGCGCTGACAGTGGAAGACAACTCCCCCGCCGACAGCGAAAGGCCCGAGCCAATTTGGATCTCCTCGACGGCACCTGTGCTTGCGGTCGTGCGGCCTAAAATTCTTGCGGTGGCTTGCGTTAGGCCAGAGGTGGTGATGGAGCCAGCGGCGGCTGCGCCTGTAACGTCTGCGACAACGTGGGTGTGTCGATTTGTTCCGTCTTCGGCCCAACTGTCGTTAGATGTTGATGCGGCAATGTAAGTCGCTCGCTGCCCATTTGTTAGACTGCTACCCAAAAAACTACCATTGCCATTGCGAACGGGCATTTCTCGCCCCGTGAAAGTTGTGAACCGAATTTGCACAACATCGCCAGCCTGCACATTTGTTGTTGGTAGCTGGACGTTTGGTGTTGGCGTATCAAACGTGTTGACGGTGACCGTGTAAATTTTTGCGCGGGCGGCGGTAAGTGTGACGTTGGCGGTAATTGTGCCGAGGTCTTCGGTGAGGAATATCGACTGCGCCCCAATATCACTCGGAACCAGCGCATCCGTGCCGCCTGTGGCGTGAGAGGCTTTGTGCGCGAGGGTGCTGCTTGGCGTCCTCGCATCCGAAAGCCGCGCATCGTCGCCCTCGCAAAAGCTCCCTGCCGCCGTGCCGAATGAACCCGCCTCGACTACGCCGTTTGTGCCTGTTTTGAGCGGGAGGTTGGCGGTGGTGCCGATTTTGCCGTCATTGGTTAGGTTGCCGTGGGTGTGGGAGGCGGCGGCTGCACCTACGTCTGCTGCTGCCAGAGTTTTATTAACCCACAAGGTATTTCCTGTGTTTCGGGCCAACACCTGTCCAGCCGATGCGCTTGTGATTAATACATCATGGAGTTCATCCAACTCTTGCCCGTTTTGAATTTTTACAAAAATGGATCCCGCTCCAACGCTGTTTCCTTTAACCACAACACCCAAAAATACACCATGCTCTGGCTGTGTTGGTCGTGTTCCGACATAGTTTCCATCATCTCCAAGCCAAAGTATGGTTCCATCAGCAAAACCGCTTGTAGAGATGTTATTCAAAACACCTTCAGAAATAACAAATCCAGACTGACCATTGTCTATGGCTTCGGCGGTAAATCCAAATGTTCTGGCTGATGTGGTGTCGGTATCATTATCGGCCAAACGAACAGTGGTTCTTTGACCTTGAGATCCATAGATATAAACAACCTTACCCTTTGCTATGGACGCACCAGAATCGTTGTAGACGCGATGGATGGAAGATTGGCCAACGCGCATATTGACATTACCTCCCTTGAGAAGCATATCAACTGTTCCGTCATCGTCGTTCCAAACCATCTGCCCAACCGAGGGGGTTCCATCGGGGCTGACTGTATCAAATCTTACTCCAGCAAATGGTTGGATAGAATCCGATCCACCATCTGCGTGGGTTGATGCATGGGTTGCTGCCGCTGCTCCAATATCTGCTGGAGTGGCTGTAGCTCCAGTAGTAACTCGTCCTTTGGTGTCAACAGTAACTTTGGTGTAGGTTCCCGCGCTTACGCCCGTAGTCGTTAAAGTTGGATTGGGATAAGTTCCCGTTAGGTCTCCTCCTGCTGGGCCGCTTGGCGCTGTAGAGATGGTTCCCCATTCGGGTGCTGTTGCTCCGCTGTTTACTTTTAGAACCTGTCCTGCCGTTCCTATGGGGAGTCTGGCATTGACGCCTGTAGCCCGATAGAGCATATCACCAGTTGTGGTAAGCGTGGATTCTCCAGCACCGCCAGAAGTGCCATAGCGCGGAAGAATCTGCCATCCACGGGTAGCCCCCGTGTAGATCATCGTGAAGTAAGCTCCTTCGATGTTACATACTAAATTCTCTTCAATTCCCTCAATCTTTGTTCCGTTTCGGGCGATGGTCAGATTGTTGGTGTCGAAAGTATCAGAAAAGTCGAAGATATCTACCGCATCACCATTACTTGGGTTTGCTGGCAAAGTAAGAGTAAACGCCCCTCCAGATGTATCGGCAGCTATAAGGTCTGCTGCTTCTAGGGTTCGGGCGCTTGAAACTACCTCATAGTTGATATCGGGTTGCGGGCCAGTAGGCCCAGCGGGGCCGCGCTCAACGATCTCAATAACCTCAATCTCCCTCTCTGTTACCTCAATGACTTCTTGGCTCATCGGGCAATCTCCTGATAGACCTTGGCCTTGCCAGTTGCAAATGCAATATAGGTGTAGCCAGAGTAAAGTTCGATTTCGTAGACATTGTCTCCTGCTGTTAAATTTGCTGCTTGTGTGGCAGTTATTTCTATTTCGATGGTTCCAGCGGTTCCGCCAAGCGTAATCCCGCTTCCAGATGTCAGTGTAAGTAATGTGGCACTATCCTTGGCACACTCACGAATAACCATATTTGCCCCATAGCCAGTAAGATTGACTGGGACATTTGATTTTCCTTTGCAAGACTTAGTCAGATAACGAAACTTTGCCGTCCATGTTTTTCCTTGGACGATCTCAATATCTCTCTCAAGTCTCCAGTAGTTGGTCATTGATGGGCTGGAATATAAAAAACATTAGTTCCAACACGAATTTGCAGCCATCTAGCTGGTGTATTCGGGGTCACAGGTGTCGCGTTGGTGTGGTTGGTGGAGAAGTCTACAAACCCATTAACCACAAGATTGGTGGTTGCCGTCACCGTGCCAGTAGCTGTCAGAGTTCCAGATGCCGTTATATTGCTGAATGTGACATCGTTGGTTTGGCCAAGGCCAAGGTTGGTGCGAGTGGTGGCGGAAACGGATGGATCAGAAAATCTAATGTCTGAGCTAAATGTGAAAACAGCATCAATCCCTATTCCTCCATCCACATAGAGGGTCTGGCCGTCTAACATTTCAAATTGACCGTTTACTGTAAGCCCAGAAAACTGCACAACATTAGTCGCCCCCAGCCCCAAATTGGTTCTGCTTGCCGCCGCATTGGCTACTGCATTGGTTCCAGAAAATCGAATTGGCTCCACAAAGCTAATGTTGTGATAAAACGCCCAAGCTCCATTTTCGTAAATAAACCTAACAGCCTCATCAAGATTATTGATTGTGATGAGGTTGTTTGTTTCACCCAACCTCCTAATTGCTGTTGTGGAATTAGTTAATCCCTGATGGGTTACGGTAACAGTGTCACCAGCTAGTGTTGCCGCATTGGTGGGAAGTGTAATGGTATTGGTAACTCCAGAAACATTGGTAGACAAAGAATATACGTAGACATTTCTTCCGTTGGTTGTGGCATTTGTCGAATTGGTATTCGGAGAAAATGTCTGGACAATGGTTAGCAAATTGGAAGAAGTGGGGGCTACTTGCCAAAAATTTGTCGGGCTTACCACAGATCCATTGGAGTCCACGGAAACCAATCTAGTTCCAGTATTGCTGTTTGTTAGCGCAGACCATCCGAGTCCGAGGTTTGTGCGGGTGGTGGCTGGCTCATCAAAAGCAACTGCGCTTAAAAATGTCCAAGATCCATTAAATTCTCCATTATCCAATTGGATAAAATTGTTTGTTTGAACGCCGCCAAATACGGTTTGAAAAAATACCTCATTTGATGCGCCCAACCCAATCGCCGTGCGGAAATTCGTGACGTTGGTGTTCGTGAGCCATGTTGCACCAAGGCCGAGATTGGTGCGGTTGACCCCAGCAACTGCGCTAATCGTAAAACTATTGGTGTCTTCGATTAGCTCAATGCTTTGAAAGTTTGGTTCACTTGTCGCACCCAAACCCAAATTAGTTCTGCTTGCCGCCGCATTGGCTGTTGCGTTTGTTCCAGAGAAATAAACAGGATTGGCAAATGCTTGGTTTTCCAAAAGACTCCAAGATGTTGTGTAAATAAATTTTGCAGCTTCTTGGAAATTACTGATGCTTATTAGGTTTGTTATTTCTCCCTGCTGCCTAATAGCTGTTGTCGAATTGGTTAATCCGCGATGAACAACTGTTGCAATGTCACCAGAAGATGCGTTGGTCGGAAGCTGGATTGTGCTAACGACTCCAGAAATATTTGTTCTGCTGCTATAGACATAAAGATCTCTGCTATTTGTAACGGTGTTTGTTTCGCTTGAAACGAGATTTGTAAAGCTTTGAACTACTGTTGAAATTGGAGAATTTGCCCAAAAATTTGTCGGACTCACAACAACTCCGCTTGTGTTTACCAAAACTGGATTGGTATTAGTTCCAAATAACGCAGTTTGAAATGTAGAAGCACTGGAATTAGTCAGCCCAGACCAAGGAAGACCAAGATTTGTTCTGGCTGTTTCGGCATTGGTTGCCCCCGTTCCGCCAGAAATAATTCCAAGAACTCCACTTAAATTTGTAAGCTCAATTGTTGGAAGGTTTGAGCTTGATATTTGTCCAACAAGATTTGTGGAATTCAAATTAGTTAAAGATCCACCATTACTTAAAGCAAGATTACTAAGAGATAAGCTAGAAGGCTGAAAGGCTGTTGCGGGGTTGGTAGCAGCGGTTCCAAGACCAAGTCCTGCGCGGGCATTGAATGCATCAACGCTCCAGAAGTTAGTCGGCTGAACCACTGTGTTATTAGTTCCAACAAGAACATTGCGAGTTTGCCCGAAGCCCGAAACAACCAAAGCTCCTCCGATAATAAGTGAGAGAATAAGTTTCATTTTTACATTAATCGCTTCCAAACCCGCTTGGTTCCTGTTTGGCTATCATAGTCATTGGGTCGAACTACAAATGGTAGATTTTCGGAGTCAGTACCCTCAGTTAATTGATAGATGGCTGGTAGTCCGCTGATAACCAAAAAGATAACAATACCAACAGCGTAGGTTCCACTGACGGTATTTAAGCTATCAAGATTGGTTGCTCCACCACCATCCAAGCCTGTAATCGATGGCTCAACACGAAGGATGTTGACGCTGGGAGTTTGTATCGGGGTTGAGGAAACTCCGATAACACTAGAGGAAGGAATAGGAATACAGATTTTGCTCATCGGGTTACCTCTGGAGAAATAATTACGTTACCTTGTAGAATGCGGGTTGTGACGGCCCCTGTAGTAAGCTCAAGGTCATATACGGCTTTATCACAGACCGAGAGCAGCGACGAGTCAGACGCTGAAATAAACAATCTAATAGATCCAGTAGTCTCATTCAGTATGATTCTACCATTATCAGTCGATAGTTCAAGGATTAGTGCTTTCGATTCTGGTTTTGACCGAATGTGCATTTTGGCCGTATAGCCAGAAAGATTGACTGGAGCCGAGGGTTCGCCAGTCTCATAAAACAAAGTTTGATTGAAGGTTGCCCCCTGAAAGATGCAGATGTCCGCAAGCGCAATTGGGAGATTTGAAGTAGACATATTAAACTTTGGCAAATTCGCCAAACGTCTCCTTTCTCCATTTTACTGCTACTTTTGCAGCTTGTTTCGGGCAATCAAAATGCCCAAGATATTTTGATTTATTGTTAATTTTTACATCAGCCCGCCAACGAGAAATTCCCTTATCCCAACAAACATTACGATAGCCAGATTTATTTGTTTTAAAAATTCCTGTATTAGCTTCATTTTGAGAACGAGTTGCGTTCCGAAGATTTTTCCAAGAATTATCAGTATTATCTCTATTAATATGGTCTACTTCATTTTTGGGAAATTCTCCCGTCATGTATAAAAATGCAAGCCTATGAGCTAAATATCTTTTAGCATCAACCATGATTTGGCAATATCCTGCTGGACACGGAGTTCCAGCTTTTGAGCCAATACGGGCTGTCCCTCTGCGTTTCACAAGCCAAGTAAAAATTCCAGTCTCTGGATCATACTTTAAAATTTCTTTTAACCTAGCTTGCGTAAGCTTTTTCGGTAGTTGAGCCATAAATGGCAAATAGAATCTACCAATTCTTCTTTATAGTCAAGGACTGTTTGAGCTTCTTGAATGATTCTTTGTTGAGCCGTTTCTTTTCCTCAATTGCCTCACTGCCAGCCATGGCTCCGAATACTTTGCGAGCTACAAATAATCCTACCGCAAATGAGTCGAACAAGTCGGGGGACTTTCCGATTCGCTTTTTCATGTCGGTCTTGGACTCGATGATGATCTTTCGGGTTCGGCGCACATACTTCCTTTGAGTCATCTCCCACGCCAGATCAGGGGTTATCCCCTTGAGTTGTTCACATTCTAGGAAGTATCGGGCGGCAAAGCAGAGTTCACTAGCCATGTTGTGAAACAATTCCTTGCCGACTTGGGGTTTCCCTGTGACTTCGTTTCTCATGGCGTATTGGGCACTGACGGGTAAATCTGAAGCCGCTCCTGCAAAACTTACTGCATGCCAACCCTTTAGGAGTTCCCTCTCTCCGATTGACCAAAATATACCACCAGCCGAAGCATCCACCCCCATCCATTGATTTGGTATTCCCAATTTAAGGGATAGGTCGTGGATTTGCTGGATCATCTCGTATTGGAAGTCCTCTTGAGATCCCGCCCTTCGGTTGAGGACATACTGTTTCTCGACAGCTATCGCCCACTTGCCGCTGATCAGCCTCCCATACTTCATGTGTGTGAAAACAAAGCGGTCGCCGCCCTCTGTGTAGCTGGGGTCAATTCCAGCTATATCTTTCGGGGTTCCATCCCAGATGGGTTTATCCAATGCCCCATGACGAGCTAGTAGGATATCTGACACAATCGTGGAATCATCGGCGTCTGCGGGAGGCCAGAAGCCCCGAAACTTTCTCCAATACTGCGGGTTTAGCTCTCCGAGTTCTTTTTTGGCCAATGCCACATCGTTTGGCTTGGGTAGGAATGGGTAACGGAGTCCCTTGCCAGCATCGAAGGATTGTTGGTTGGGGTTGTCGTTTTCTGAATCAAACCTGATGCATACTCCCTCAATACCAGCCACTCGTATCTTCCAATTCGGGGTTTGCTCGTCCACACTCATCCACCCCTTGATGGGTTCGCAGAACTTCCCGTGGGGGTCAAAGATGGAGGATGGGTTGCCAGCGCCCACAATATAGAGTTCTTGCGCTCCTTTGAACCCCCACACCGCCTCGTTAATTATAGAAGCCGAACAATCTTGTAACTCATCTGCTATCAACACGATACGACGATTTTTCTTACCTTGAAGTCGCTTCTGGGCATCATCCTTGTATTCGTCACCCGCTGCTAGGAGCATGATGGAAGATGCATCACTCACACCTGTTTCGGGGTCGATAATAGCCCCCTCTTCATCCGAGAGCTTGATGATGTCCATGGACTCAATGAGTCGTCCAGAGGCTAGTCCCATGTTTCGGGCTTCGCGGTACATCTTGACCAGTGCCGCCCAGATTCGCTGCTTTGCGTCTATTTTTGACGTAGAGACCACAATGGTCATCGTATTGATTGGGTCGCAGAACCAGTTTACAAGAGCAAATGCGGCCATTCCGTAGGATTTACCAGAGTCCGTTCCGCCAGCGAGACCAGTAACACTTCGGACAAATCGGTTACCCGTAGCCTCGTCCACCTCGTAGATTTGGTTGCAGAATGCCTGTGCGCTGAGTTCTGCCCACCTATGCCACTGGAACGTTGGCCAGATAGCAGAGACAATATTGCGATAATGGCGGGCCTTTCCAAGTCCTCCATCTTCTGGAGTAAGTCCCTGCAAAAAGGCGTCCATCTCAATACGAATTGGAGTAATCGCCTGTCCGTCTTTGGGTAACCACAACCTCCCGTATTTCTCTATCCCTTGATCAACTGTTGCCATTTATGAAATTTATACTAAACTAATCTGGATGGAGAAAAAGCGCAAGAGCGGAGAGCGTGATTGGGATAGCCCCGAAAACCGCATTAAAAAACAAAACGCATTCAGGCTTTATGCCGCTGGAAGAGATATGCCTGAAGTAATGAAAGCCTTGGAAACCAAACACAAAGCTACGCTAGAAAAGTTGATCTATAGCGAGAAGTGGGATGACCATGCCAAAATCTGGAAAGATAATCCCGAAAAAGAAAACCCTTATCCTTGGGACATTGAAAAACCTATAGCCTTGGTTCCTCCTCCAGCCAAGATGGAAGAGATGGACAAGAGACGCAGGCTTGAGTGTATCAAGGGATTCTCCATGTATTGTTCGGGGCGCACCCTGCGTGACATTGCCGAAGAGCTTAAAGTAAGCGAATCTACTGTTTGTCTGTGGCGGGATACCCAACGTTGGATTCAATGCCGTGAGCGTCTTACCAATGAGCAATCTCCAGCACCTTGGGAAGATGACGGAGTTCCAACATTGATGTCTGAAATTACGGCTTCATTGGAGACCATGAAGAAGTCGATCAAGTTTCTGACTGGTAAAGTATTAGTCAAGGCCGCTGATGCTGCTCAAGATCTAGACGGCATGGAGGCTCTTGGCATGATGAGAAACATTAAACAACTTGCCGAGGCGGCATCTATCAATTTTTCAGAAGGCCCGAATCAGCAAAATGCCATCCAGATTAATATTGCAACTAAACTAGAGTCCATGAAGATTCCCGAAGATTCAACCTACGAAGCAGAACTTGTAGTCAATGAGTAGTCCGAGGTTTTGTTATTCCCGCAAAAGCGATGTTCCGCCACAAGGCTGGTGGGTAAAATGCCCCGTTCTTGATGAGCCAGTTCGCGGAGGCGATTGGAATGACATGGTAAATAACTGCGAGAAGCTTCTAATCTCAAAGGGTATTACGCCGCCAATAGATTTTGTGTCACAAATAGAACATAATCTTTGTGACCGCATGGCTGGTCATGTGCATTGCATTCCATGCACACAAGAGAAACAAACATTAGGATTTGCACAGATTGTTCGATGGGTTAAGGCCATGTATCAATTTGCCATCAATGGAAAGTTTGAGCTTGTCTCTCAAGAAGAAGCAGAACGGCGGGCTAAGATTTGCGCGGCCTGTCCACACCAAATTGCAACCTCTGGATGCTGGGGATGTAAGGGCATTGCTGGGATGCTTCCGCATATTGCTGGAGCCAGAAAAACCTCTTACGATCCACAACTAAAAGCTTGCGGAATCTGCGGTTGCTATTCCGCAATCGCTGTCCATCTTCCATTAAATGTTCAAGGCGGAGAAGGATTGAACTTCCCAGACTTCTGCTGGAAGTCTAAGCAGGCTCAAAGCGAGTAATCGCCTTGTTGAAATACATATTGGCTACACCAGTAGGGCCGTCACGATGCTTTCCGACGATAAATTCCATAGTTGGCATTTGTCCGTGATCTTGTGATTCTTCGCTATGAAGCATGATGACAATATCAGAGTCTTGCTCAATAGCTCCAGAACCCTTTAGGTCTGAAAGGCTTGGGCGTCCTCCGCGCTTGTCTGGATCGCGATTAAGTTGAGCCAATACCAAAACTGGTACCTTGAGAGTCTTGGCAAGGTCTTTGATTCCTCCGCTAATCTCCTCTACTTCGCACACGCGATTGTCCTTACCACGCTTGCTATCACCCTTCACTAACTGTAGGTAGTCAATGATAATGAGATCTAATGGAGTGCGTTGATGTGCGCGTCGAGCAACAGCCTTGAGATAACCGATAGATTTAGCAGAGCTATCGTCGCAGATAATTTCAGAGCCTTGGATCTCTTGAACGGCCCGTCCTAGAGATTGTTTTTGATGCGGGGTTACGCGACCAGAAAGAATATCAGCCGCACCCACACGCGCCCGCGAGCGTATCATGCGCTCCATCAAAGCAACGCTTGTCATTTCCAATGAGAAGATAAGAACACGCTTCTTCTGATTCAATGCCACGTTCTCCGCAATCTGAAGGGCGCTTGCCGTCTTTCCCACTGCTGGCCTTGCGGCCAAGACAACCATGTCTCCTCCACGCAATCCAAACATCAAAAGATCGTCCAATGGTGTGATTCCAGTGCGAATACCAATACATGGTTTTCCAGCAATCGTAGATTCGATGTTCTGGGCAGCGCGGTCTAATGCATTGACGATAGAAAGCTTGTTGCCGTCATCAATTTCGTAGTCAGCCCTCATCACTGTGGTTTCCGACCAGTTCTTGAGTTCTTCGATCTTTAGCTCGCGGTCTCTGGCCTTGTGAACCATATCGTTGGCCAAGTATTCTAACGACCTTCTGTATCGGGCTTCCTCCAGCTTTGGGTAGTAGCGTTTCCAGTTATTATGGGCCACACACGAAGTTGCAACTTCTGCAATTTTTTGTTCACCGCCAATGATGTCGTATTCATTGGCGGCTTCGATCTCCCCCTTGACATTGATAATATCGGCCTGCATCCCCTTGGCGATACAACGCATGATCGCCCGAAAGATGATCTTGTTCTCCTGTAGATAGAAATGATCCTCCTTGATTGATAGAAGAATCTCGCGTTGATCCTCTGTCGGCGCATGACAGAGGCAGGAAAGGATTGCGGTTTCAGCCGATGGTTCGTGAATGACTTCGTGCATAGGAAGCGTTAGACAGCCGATTGGGCCTTTCGTTCACGCTTTCTTTGCAAAATCACCAACATAGATTGCCTGCGGCGTTCGCGCTCTTCTTCAGAGATAACCCGTTTCTTTTTCGCCTTTTGTGGCGATTTGGGGCGGGATTCTGGCTTTAATTCGTCATTTGTGACGATTTGTTCGACATTGCTGCAAACCGTCCCACTTTGTATCTCATTAAAGACGCTTTGAGGAATCGGGAAACCTTTTTGCGCCATCTTGTGGAGCGACCCATCCTTGCACCCATGGATGACAACGGCTTGGCTGGAGATAATTCGGTCTGGGCAAGTGACTCCTTGAACGGCTTGGGCTTCGGGGTCTTCAGCGTAGAAGACAATCTTCCCATCTTTCCACTGATAGTTCACACTTTTCCAGTAGGTTCGGATAAGTGGAGTGTCGCGGCCAATAGCCATAAAATCCCAACGACAACGAACATCCCAAGGTTCTGGGATCGTTCCCGCATTCTTGTAAGCCAAGTTATAGGTGGACAAGGACTGTGCGGATGGGCAAAAGTCTAAGAAGTTGTGCGGATACACCGCGCTACCCACAATCATCTTGTAGATATTCTTCCCATTGGTTGCCATGCCTCCTTCATAGAGATGACCCATGATGCCGATCTTTTTATGGTATTCAGTGTCCAAGTCATCCACCCACCCTTCTTTCATCGGAACACAATCTGGCTCCCAGAAATAAAATGGTACGCCAGTGGCGTACATGGCAGCAGCCGCATCAGCAAACATTTGGTTCGGGCCAAGCGGCCATCCGT